GGCTAATAAGATTTATCTGGGCGCGGATATCCGTGAGTCAGATGCTAAAGACCCTACCATCGAAGCTATTGGTATGGGCGGTCAGGTATACGGCGCTCGCGCCGACTTAATCGTACTTGACGACGTAGTCACTCTCTCTAATGCTGGAGAGTGGGCTAAGCAACAAGAATGGATTCGCCAAGAAGTTGCCAGCCGTCTTCCACCAGGTGGAGGGCAGCTTCTTGTCGTTGGAACTCGCGTATCTGCAGTCGACTTATATAAAGAACTTCGTAGCCAGCAACATTACACGGACGGAATCGTACCGTGGTCATACTTGTCCATGCCTGCCGTATTAGATTACGCAGACGACCCAAAGGATTGGAAAACTCTTTGGGGTAAGTCAGAGCAACCACTCGCTGAGGATGATACCCCAGATGAGAATGGATTCTTTGACCGATGGACTGGACCGCGTCTAACCGCGGTCCGTAATGAGGCTGGTCCTTCCAAGTGGTCCTTGGTATACCAAAACCTCGATATCGCAGAAAATGCAATCTTCGACCCGATGTGCGTCAGAGGCGCAGTAAACGGAATGAGAAAATCGGGTGCGCTGATTGCAGGCGCTGCTGGTCATCCAGATTCACCGCAGAACTTTTACCGAGTAATCGGTATTGACCCTGCTATGTCTGGTGACACCGCAGCAGTTGCTTACGCAGTCGACCGCAGAACACACAAGCGCTTTGTCATGGACGTTCACGTCATGAGCAGCCCCACACCTGCAGCGATTCGCAATCTGATTCGAGATTGGACGGATGCTTACCATCCTCATACTGTTATCGTTGAGTCCAACGCATTTCAGCTTTTCCTAACCCAAGATGAGGAAATTAGAAACTTCCTCTCTACTCGCGGTATTAACTACCGCCCCCACTACACAGGTAATAACAAGCAAGACCCAGAGTTTGGTGTAGCTTCTCTGGCTCCGTTGTTCGGCACTATCATGAAACGTGATGGCAATAACAACAACTTGAAGCATGCTGGCGATAACATAATTGAGTTACCAGACTCTTCACGTAATGAACATATCAAGAAGTTAATAGAACAGTTAGTCGTATGGCAACCAGGAGTTCAAGGCAGAAGACTAAAGATGGATGCTGTAATGGCTCTATGGTTCTGCGAGATTGTTGCCCGTGATGTTTTGTTAACCTCAAGTAATGTGCCAAATTTCTTAAAGAATGAATTTACTCCTCAGAAGCAAATCGAAGATAGGTACATTGTTAACCTAGATGATTTAGCTGCTGCACAGCGAATAGTGAGAATGTAATAATGAAAGAACTTGTACACGCATATGAGCAACTAAAGGCTCGTAATTCCGAGCGCGATAAACGCATGCGCGAGGTTGCACTAGTCCGTTCTGGAAATGCAGACCAAGTATTTCGTGGTTTGTTACCAGAAGGAACATGGTCTAAACCTATTATTGCCAACCTTATCGATGTGGTTGCTCGCGATGTTTCTGAGCAGGCAGGCGTATTACCTACCATAACAGCTGCTGGAGATTCATCCCTTGATGATTCACAGCGTTCTAAGGCTGATAAGAGAACTAAGATTGCAAATTATTATGTTGCCTCTTCTCGTCTTGGAACAGAGCTACTGCGTGGCGCAGACCAATTAGGAACCTATGGTTTCTGTGTATTTAGAGTAGAACCTAATTTCAAGGAAAATAGACCACACATCCATGTAGAAAACTCCATGGGTGCATATTACGACATGGACAGGTTCGGAGAAGTATCTGTCTATTGTCGTTCGTATTATCGTAAAGCTGGAGATTTAGCAGCGCTATACCCAGAATACGCAGACAAAATTCTAAAACCAAATTCATTTGGTCAGACTGCAAGCGGAAACGAATTACTTGAGGTAGTTCGATGGACCGACAAGAAACGTGCGGTCATGTTCATACCAGAACGTGGGGGCATAGTACTTGCCGAAATACCAAACAAAATCGGTAGAGTCCCAGTTGCGATTGCTCAGCGTCCTTCGCTTGATGGCGAAACCAGAGGTTCGTTCGATGACGTTCTACCAGTATATGCAGCGAAAGCGCGTCTTGCTTTGCTTACTATGGAAGCTGTTCAGAAATCTGTTGAAGCTCCTCTTGCTCTTCCCAATGATGTTACTCAGCTTTCCATTGGTCCTGATTCGGTCATTCGTTCGAACAGTCCTGAGAAAATACGTCGTATAAATTTAGACGTACCACAGTTTGCTTTTGCTGAGAACAACGTCCTAGCAGATGAAATGAAGTTGGGAACAAGATTCCCACAAGCACGTGCAGGACAAGCAGAAGGTTCTGTCGTTACTGGTCAGGGTGTCAAGGCACTTATGGC